AATGAAAGCTGACAAAAAAGCTGAGGCGATACACTGGCTTCGAGACAATGGCTTAGGTGATATAGTAAAAAATAATATTACTGTATCATTTGGTCAAGGCGAAGATAACAAGGCTGTCGATTACGCTGGCCTTGCGAGGTCGAATGGGTATGAACCTATCCAAGAGGAGAAAGTTCACCCATCGACACTCAAAGTAGTTATGAAGGAATGGAAGGACAAAGGTCAAGAAGTTCCAGAAGAACTATTCAATACGTTCGATGGAAATCAAACGTATTTAAAAAATAAAAAATAAACTAATAACTCAATAAGGAGATATAACTATGGCAAATACAAATGCTATGACTAAGAAAGATAATGCAGGTGCATTATCTACTATCAATCTAAGAGGAGACTCTGGAAGAGGTAGTGAAGAAATAAAATCGGACGATATGTCAACACCGATTTTAAAAATCCTACATCAGCTATCACCTGAATGTAATCAATCTAATGCTAAATACGTAGAAGGTTCTAAACCTGGTATGATTTATGCAAAAGGTTTGGGTACATTAATAGATGGTAACAAAGGTGTGGAATTACTTGTTGCACATGTGCAAACAAGATTTCCAGAATGGCAGGAAATGGGAGACACAGCAGCTCCACCTGTTGCCACACATTTAACAGTACCAAGTGATGCTGTTGAAGAAAGAAATGGTAAGTATAGACTAACCAATGGTAACTACTTAGAAAAAACTGCATACTTTTATGTAATAGTTTTAGGTGATGAGCCTAGACCTGCGGTAATTACTATGAGATCATCTAACTTAACACCTGCAAGAGAATTAAATCAGTTGATTAAAAATCTTAGATTTAAAGACGACAAAGGTGTCTACAATCCAGCAGCATATGCATCAGTTTATAATTTAAAAACTGTTGGTAAAGTTGCGGGAAGTAAAAGTTGGCATGTTTATAAACCATCTATGGCAAGAGCTTTAGACGTATCTAAAAAAGAAGATGCGGACTTATATTTAATGGCGCAAGAGTTTCAAAAATCTGTGTCTAAAGGTAGTGCTAAACCTGAATATGAGAAAAGCGATAAACCAAAAACTGAAGATATTATATAATTCACTAAGTGAATACTTCGAAGGTGGAGTGGCGACGGGAGACTGTCGCCATTCTTTAAAAAACATAGAGAGATATAGATATGAATGATTTTATAAAATGCTTTACGGGGTTACAACGTAATTTTGGTTTTTGTAACATAAGTAATGGATATACAGATCCTAATACAGGTAAAATAAAATTTAATGCAGGTGACTATGGGTGGTCAGGTAAACCTATTGCTGAAGATGATTATAGACTTCACTTACATGGAAAGAAATCTATAGGTATTCAACCTTGTGATGACAATGGTTTAGCATGTTTTGGTGCAATCGATATTGATCCTAAGGTATATAAAGATTTAGATATAAAAAAATATCTAGATATTATCCAAGAAAAAGAATTACCACTAATACCAATTAAATCAAAAAGTGGTGGACTTCATTTATATTTATTTACTAAAGAATTTGTTAAAGCTAAAGTTATAAGAGATTTTTTAGAACAAGTATTATTTTTATTTAAGTTACCAATTACAACAGAAATATTTCCAAAACAAACTAAACTAGGAAGTGATACAAATGGAAATAAAGTAAATGGTAATTTTATAAATCTTCCTTATTTTAATAAATCAGAAAGAGTAGCATTAGATCCTTCTGGAAAAGAAATGTCCTTAGATTTATTTTTAAAAGTTGTAGAAATAAATAAAGCTGATATCGAAAAATTAGAAAACATATCTAATGATTTAATTAAAAAAGAATTAACAGGTGGTGCAGAAGAATTTAAAGATGGTCCGCCATGTCTAGAAATTTTATCTAAAAATAGAATGACTGATGGTAGAGATAGATTTTTATATAACTACATGGTTATGGCTAAGAAAAAATATCCTGACAATTGGGGTAAGATGGTTTTAAAAGCAGGTAGAAATTATTTTGAATTTGATCAGATATGGACTGATGATTATATTGAAAAGAAAATAAAACATTGGGAGAAACAAGAAAAAGGACATACTTGTCATGATGATTTATTAGCACCTGTATGTATTAAATCAGAATGTGTAAAAAGAAAATTTGGAATTATATCGGATAAAAAAATTAATTGGCCATTGATGACTAATTTAATCAAAGTAGATTTTAAACCTGATCCTGAATATTATTTTACAGTAGAAAGAGAAGACGGAGAAACAGTTCAAGTGCATGCAAAAGATGTAAATAAAATAAAAGATCAACAAGAGTTAAGAGGTTTGATAATGGCTCAAGCAGATTTTCCACCTCCTCCTATAAAAGGAATGGATTTTTTTGAGATACAAAAAGCATTATTCTCAACCATTGATACGGTGCAACCGGCTCCAGGGACCACACCTATGGAGATACTAAAGAAACATCTAAAAGATTATATACATAGTACAGAAGCTACAAGTCATAATTCTTTTAAAAGTGGTAATGTATTGAAAGATGATACATATGCATACTTTGTATATGATGAATTTTTTAATGATTTAAAAGATAATGAATGGAAGAAAGATTCTTCTAGAACTTCTTATATGATTGAAAAAATGTTTGAGAAAGAAAAAGATCATATGCCTAAACCACAGTTTGGTAAGAAGAAAAGATTTCCTGGTAAAGATAAAAAGACAGACAAACCTTATCCAGGGGTAAATGGTTGTGCAGTTATACCATTGTATTTATTTAAAAAAGATGAAGACGATGCTGATATAGTTGAATTAGCTGAATTTAAAAAACCAGAGGAAATTGTATAATGATATATAAATACTTTGGTCCTCCAGGTACAGGTAAAACACATAAGTTAATTAGCAGAGCTAAAGCATATATTAGAGTAGGAACTCCATTAGATAGAATAGGTTATTTTGCTTTCACTAAAAAAGCAGCTAAGGTTGCTAAAGAAAGAATGCCAGTGGAAAATGATAAACTAAGTTATTTTAGAACTCTTCATTCTTTTGCTTTTCAACAATTAGAATTAAATGACTCTATGGTTATGCAACCAGACGACTATGTTAAAATAGGAAAAGAATTAAATATAAAAGTTAAACATTATGATAAATATAATCAAGAAGAAATTTTTTATTTAAACATTGATAGTCCATATTTTAAAATGATTGGTAGAGCAATAAATAGAAATATTGATATAAGAGAAGAATACGATAGAAGTGAACATAATAAAAAAGAAATAGAATGGTATATATTAGATAATTTAGATAAAAATTTAAAAGAATATAAAAGAATCACAGGTAAATTAGATTTCAATGACATGATTGAAAGATTAATTAATAAACCTGACTTACCAAAATTTAAAACTATATTTATAGATGAAGCTCAAGATTTATCTCCACTGCAATGGAAATTATTTGATACATTAAAAGAAAATACAGAAGATATATATTTAGCAGGAGATGATGATCAAGCTATTTTTGCATGGGCAGGTGCAGATGTTGATAGATTTATTGAAGAACCTGGAAAAGAAAAAGTTTTAAAATATTCTAAAAGAGTATCTAAAGCAGTTCAGGAGGAATCTGAATTACCATTAGAAAGAATTAAAGGTTTAAGAAAAGAAAAAATTTATTATCCAAGAAACTATCAAGGTGAGTCTTTAAGAATAAATAACTTAGATCAAATAGATTTAACAGAAGATAGATATTTAATATTAACTAGAACAACACATAGATTATTGCAAATCACTGAAGAATTAAGAAAAAGAAATTTATATTATCAAAGTAACAAAGGTAAAAGTTTTCCTGTAAGATTATATAATGCAGCTGTAAAATACAATTCATGGTGCAGAAAAATAGAAATAGAAGAAAAAGAAATGAAACAGATAGCAGAATTTATTGGTTTACCAAAAGAAAAATGGAATAATAATGTAGATTGGTTTGAAGCGTTTGAACAAACTAAACTATCCGACAGAATATATATTAAGGAAATGCTTACAAATGGTGAAAATTTAGATGAAGATGCTCGTATATATGTTTCTACAATTCATGCAGCTAAGGGTGGTGAAGAGGATAATGTTATTTTATGTTTAGATTTAGGAAGAACAATAAAAAAATCAGTTAAAAAAAGTGATGAGAAGAATGATGAGGAACATAGAGTTTGGTACGTAGGAGCAACACGTGCAAGAAACAATTTATATAAATTAAAAGGTAAAACAAAAAAGAATGAATACAAACACTTTAGCTAGATTATACAATAAGTATAAACAGAACGGGATAGAGATATTACTCAGCGGCGGTATAGCAGCGTCGTATAAAATTGATTTGGTTCTCGACTCCCTATTAATCATCACCGAATCAATAACTGCTATAACAAAAGGAGAAACATGAGAATAATAACAAGCGATATACTAATAACAATAACACTAACATTTTTTATAATTAACATAATGGAGGTACTAAAATGATAAAAATAATAGAGTTAGAAAAAAGAGAAGATAATTTTTTTGTTATCTATGAAAAAAATAATGAGACATTTACATTTAATGGTAATGCAGAAGAATGTTTAAATGAAATAACAGGAGAAAACCATGAGCAGTAAAGACATGTTTGATAAAGCATTTCCACAAGATAAACAAATTGGAGGATCTCACTATAAAGATTTTCCCATTCAACCTTATGAATTTATTTCTAAAAACGATCTTTCTTTTTTTCAAGGGAACGTTGTGAAATACGTTTGTAGATACTTGAATAAAAATGGAATACAAGATATAGAAAAGATAATTCATTACTGTGAATTAGAAATTAAAAAACTGAAAGATACAAAAGGTAAAAAATAATGTTGATGCCAACTACAGAATGGGTAGCACCTACAGAGTTTCCTGATTTAAGAAAAGCAGATGAGATTGCGATTGACTTAGAAACCAGAGATCCTGATTTAAAGAAACTGGGTTCAGGGGCCATTATAGGTAATGGTGAAGTTATAGGTATAGCTGTTGCTGTAGATGGATATAAAAATTATTTTCCAATAGCACATGGTGAAGGTCCTAACATGGACAGAGATAAAGTATTAAAATGGTTTAAAGATGTTTGTGAATCACCTGGTACAAAAATATTTCACAATGCAATGTATGATGTATGTTGGATTAAAAATCTTGGTATAAAAATTAATGGTTTAATTATAGATACTATGATTGCTGCATCATTAATTGATGAAAATAGATTTCAATACTCATTAAATTCTTTATCTTGGGTTTATTTAAACAAAGGTAAAAATGAATCTTTACTTACTAAAGCAGCTAAAGAAAGAGGTTTAGATCCTAAAGCAGAAATGTGGAAGTTACCTGCAAGTGAAGTAGGTGGATATGCAGAAGAAGATGCAGCTTTAACTTTAGAACTTTGGAATAGATTTAAAAAAATTATTATTGAAGAAGATTTACAAGATATATTTAATCTTGAGACTGATCTTTTTCCTTGTTTAGTTGATATGCGCCACCTAGGTGTTCGGGTAGATACCGAGAAAGCAAATCAATTAAAAACAGTAATGGCAGTAAAAGAAGAAAACTTACTGCAACAAATAAAAATAGAAACAGGAGTAGACACTCAGATATGGGCTGCAAGATCGATTGCAGAAGTTTTTGAAAAACTGAAGCTACCTTATAGCCGAACTGAAAAGACGGACTCTCCCTCATTTACTAAAAATTTTATTTCTACACATAGTCATCCTGTAGTACGTATGATAGCAGAAGCTAGAAAAATTAACAAGGTCAGTACAACCTTTATTGACACCATTTTAAGTCATCAATACAAGGGTAGGATCCATGCAGATATAAATCAAATACGATCTGATGATGGAGGAACTGTAACTGGAAGATTTAGTTATTCTAATCCAAACTTACAGCAGATTCCGGCACGTGATCCAGATACAGGACCATTAATTAGAAGTTTATTTATACCTGAAGAAGGTTGCAAGTGGGGTACGTTTGACTATTCGCAACAGGAACCAAGATTAGTAACACACTATGGAATAAGATTTGATTATGAATCAGCAGAAACAATTGCGGAAGCATATCATAATGATCCTAATACAGATTTCCATAAGTTAGTAGCTAAGTTAGCAAACATAGATAGAAAAGAAGCTAAGACTATTAACCTTGGTTTGTTTTACGGTATGGGTAAGGCAAAATTAATGAATGAATTAAGTGTAACTAAAGAAAAAGCTGATGAATTATTTTCTCAATATCACAGTAATGTTCCATTTGTTAAACAATTAACAAATGGAGTTATGGCTGCTGCTCAACAAAGAGGTAAAATAAAAACTATACTTGGTAGACGTTGTAGATTTCCTAAATATGAACCAATACTTAGAGGTTCTGATTGGGGTACATTTGTTCCGGCAGAAGATCATGACACTATGTTAGAACTAAAAGAAATGGGACCACATTTATTAGATGATGATGGTAATGTTATTAAAGATAAAGATGGAAATCCTAAAAAAAATTATTGGCATAAAAATGGACATAGAAGAGCATTTACTTACAAAGCTTTAAATAAATTAATTCAAGGTAGTGCAGCTGATATGACTAAAAAAGCTATGGTTGATTTATATAAAGAAGGTTTAGTAGGTCATATACAAATACATGATGAATTAGACTTTTCTATAGAATCAGAAAGTCAAGCAAAAAAAATAAAAAATATTATGGAAAATGCAGTTGACTTAAAAGTACCTAATAAAGTAGACTACGAATCTGGTCCTAATTGGGGAGAAATAAAATAATGTACTATGGCTTATTTAAATGCTAACATACCGCCGATTTATTGTAAAATAAGAAGGGAGTATCTCTATGATCTTAAAAAAAATAAAGGACAGTCTAGTGACTGCGTTATCTTTGGTCTTAGCTC